ATATCAAACTTTTGTTTCCAATGTTCTAACTCTTGTAGCTCTGATATTTTCGAAGGATTGTTTAATTTAAGTTTGTATCCAATAAGATCATCTGCGCGATATCCTAAAGTGTAGAGATGCACTAATCCAATCTTTTCTAATTCTGAGAGAACTGATCTCTGAAGTCTTTGGATCGTTCTGGCAAATCGGATATCCTTTTGAGCCAGTGTTGCTTTGTCTTCTGTCTGTCCATCGCCCCTAGAAAGATATGACATAGGAATTTTCAATGCTGAAAATAATTTATCTCTTAAATATTTAACGTCATCAATGTCGCCAGTATATTGTCCGCCGGGTAGGGGCTCAACTCTAGATGAGTTTCCGCCACGCACAGGGATAAAATAATCTTCTTCAATTGATAAAGGATTGTAACGTAAGTCTACTCGCCCGGTACTAGAATCAATTAATTGATTTCTTTTCATCTGAGTCGTTACTCGCTGCATAAACTGTTCTACATCCTGCGGTGCAATATTTCCTACATCTATATAAAACACTTTCCTTTCCGGAGATCGTACGATACGATATGCCATCATAGCATCTTCCAAGAGCGTTAGCTGTCTCCAAATTCGACGTGACGCGTCCAATACAGATGTTCCGTATGGGGCAAATTTGTCATTGCCTAAAATACGAAAATGTGCTACTTGCCAGTTTTCAAAAGTAAGTCCGCCGGAATTCCATTGAAACTGAATGTAATTTGGATTTGTCTTGTCTTCTCCTTCAAGCCTTTCAATTTCATCCATAGGAAGAGAGACAACATTTTTAACACCCGATGAAGCTTCGATGTCTAAATAGAGAAGAAAATCTCCAAATTTACATAAGGAGCGGCACCAGCCAAATAAGTTAGATTCAATATTTAAAATATTATTATAAAGATTATCAAGCACTAATTTGATTTCATCGTTTGCGCAATCAATTTTCAGGAGAGGTGACAAATTTGATGAAGTTGTCATTTCGTCAGCGTATATGTCTAAGGCTGATGCAATTTCAGGCGTGTATTCCATCTGATCAAAATCAATATATCTTTCGTAGCGACTTTGATTCTGCATAATATTTGCAGTCATATTATCGTACGGATTATAAGATGTTTTCTTGAAGTCTAATCCCATGGCAGACTTAAAGTTATACTTATCCATGTCGGCGCGTCGATATCTTCTTTGTAGTTGCGATCGCCTGTTAATAAGCGGGGATGACAGAAGCCTAGTTAACTTCTGATATAACGTGCTTTGGGGGTTTCTTGGGTTTTTTGTGTTATCAGCCATATTTTATCCTTTAAATATCCATCCATGATTATCTAGATCTTTCTTATGTTTTTTCAAACTATCACTAGTTGAAGTTTCAAATGATGATAGCGCTCTGTTATAGCCTTGTTGTCCCATAATCTTAGTATTTAGTATACTATTTGTATAAACCATCGAACTTATCATCGCTTTTTGCAATTCCTCACCCCTCTTTGAAGAAATAATTGCGGTATCTCTAATCCAACAGGCGATGGCTAATGCCATAACTAAATCATCATTATAACCTTTCATTGCTTGGGGCTTCCCGTGGTACCATATAAAAGTCTTCAACTCATTCATTAATCTTACAGAATACATAGTAATTAGTTTATTTCTTATGAATTCTTCCAATTTTGCAATAATAAGAGGGCGGGTTTTCCCAGAAGTTGTAAAGCCGGCAATGGCCATATTGTTTCCAATCGCTGCCACTTGATCAATATGTTCGTGGGATCCCTTTACACTATAATATATATTAGGATATTCTAAATCAATTAATTTTTCCAAAACAGAATAGCCAATATTATTATTTTCCACCACTAATAAGCAGTTATCATATTCTCTTCCCGCTGAGAAGAGAATGTTTGCGAAATCATCAATGTTCGGCTTTCCTTTGTATTCAGCCACAACTTCTAATTCGTCTAAGTCAATGACATGAAAGACAGAATAATCAGCTCCGTCACCTCTTGCGACGTCTGCAACTAATAAATATTTTTTGCCGGGCTTGCATTCTTTCCAAATCCAATAATTTCTATCATATCCGACTCTATGTTTTGGATCGCAAACCATCTCTTGTAGGCGATCGATGTCATCTGGTGAAACTACAGTCTCGCCCGAAGCATTAAAATTACATTCGTATTCTTGCGCTATTTGTCTTTGAGACATGTTTTTCGTTTCTACGTCGAACCAATCTTGATCCCTGTCCGGATGGAGGCTCCAGTGAAGCTCAGTCGGATAGAACATATTTGCGCCAGATTGTGAATCGACATACGCGGTATGAAACCAATTTCCAACACCATTAGGCGTCGATAAAGCTATGCATCGTCCACCGGTAGATATTGTAGGGTATAAGCCAGTCCAAAGTTCCCCTAAGCCGTCAATGAATGCTGCTTCGTCCATTACAAGGAGTGAGAGTGCTTCCGATCGTCCAGCATCTCCAGAAGTGGACGAGGCTTTGATCTGAGAGCCGTTTGAGAGTTCAAAGGAGGTTCTATTGTCTACGATGATCTTGGCTATCTGCATCCACTCTGGAAGCGTCTTAACCATCTCTTTTACCTTCTTTACAAGGTTCGTTGCTGTCTGTAATTTAGTTGCAAGAACGAGAACATTTTTATGTTTATGAAACATCATAAGCCAGACAATGTGAGCAGCAACAATTGTTGAAATTCCCATCTGTCTGGCTTTAAGTACCACATTAAAGCGGTGTTGTTCTAAATCTACTAAAAGTTGATCTTGAAAGTCATATGTATCGAAGCGCACCAACCCATGAACCGAATGTGGGATCCGGCAAAAGTTATTAACAAAGTATTCTGAATCTTTGCCAGACTTTAAAATTTCTGCCACTGCTTGTTGTTTGTCGATCATTAGCTCTCATTTTTTGCTGTATAGTTCGAAGGCTTCTTTGCCTTTTCGCGTCCCGTGGCTAAAAATTTCTTAATGGTATCTTCAAGTCGATCTTCCGAGGGTTCTCCAACTGCTTCCGCATCCATCTTCCCAATTGTGAATGACTGGTAAGCACATGTTGAAACACGTTGCCGGCTGATTGGCTGCATCTTAATATCAATTTCTGATTTGTCTTTGAGACTCAGAGCTTCACTAGTGATCTTTTTATATTCTTTCTTGAGAAATTTAACACAATCCGCGACTGATTGTTCTACATCACCTACTGTGTTTTTATTATGAGCCTGCTTCGATGTGAATTCTGTATGATATATCACTGTCAATTGATTTCCCATAACCTTGACATTAAAGCCATCGATGATACGACTGTCATTGATTGCACAACCTTCTTCTCTGCGGAGTCCAACCTTCTTTGTTTGTTCATCTCCGTCGACAAATCTCTCGTCGTGTGCGCCATCATATGCATTAGCTGCTGCTTGATGAATTCCTTGTACTATTTCGTATGTTGTAGCCATATTGTTTTCTCCTTAAATTGTTAATTCTAGCCTCTAAACCATTCGCCGCTTTTAACTTTTTCATCTTCGACGTCTTGTGCTTCCGCTTCGCCTTCCATGCCGATAACTAGTTCTTTTGCGCGTTCGATAATAACTTCAAACTCGGGAGAATGATACATGTCATCCGGAATACTATTCTCTTCGCTCCATGCAACAACTGCTGGCTCAACTTCACCTTCAATGATCCAACTTTGGATTGAAGGGTAGCGTTCTGGGCTAGGCGAGTTCCGATATGCAGCCAAAAGTGCTTGGGCTAGCGACTCTGCTGGATCATTACCCATGGCGATGCTTTCATTCACTTGCATTTTATTCTTTTCAAGCCAAGATTTCATTCCTACCGTGGGATCCGTTCCACGGACTGAGATTGTTCTTCCAGAGCCCATATGAGTGTACAATTCGTTTCCGCCATCATCACCTTCATACTTCCACTGATGTCCATATTCCGTTCTAATATCTCCTTTGCTCTCATTCAAAAACCGATTGAAGCCTTCGAATAGATTTTGCATTGATTTTCTTTCGCGAAGTTCCGCCCACGAACTAATAGCATGTGGATCTTCTGTTGGTTTTCGCTTCAAGCTAGGTTCAGCCTTCAAGGCTTTTACTAGTGGATGAAGTGATTTGTGTATCGGCTCATCGGAGCCGGCTGCGGAGTCCACATAGGAAGTGTACTCTCCATCGGGCAAAATCGTTCCTAAGAACCCGCCATTGAAATATAATTTAATTCTCCCATTGTCAGGGTTAATTTCGTGGCTCCAATCGCCATCGCCCGAGGTTGGCATGCCCATATGATTTAGCCATCCGCCGGCTTTTAAAACAGATTCTGCTTTTCCAAGAGCTTCCATGTTTGGTTCTGCCGGGGCGTTGGACTCATCCAGTCGATATTTCGGGTTTCCTCTCCGCTTATTCTTTATTGGTTTTCCCCATCTATTCATCTGAATTCTCCTTTTGATTTGGGCGCCATCCTTCTATCCACCTTTCTTCTCTTCCTTCCACCCATTTTATAAAACATATTTCGCAACATTCGAATTTGTGCATATAAAAATCATCGGCTTTGTTAAAAGAATAAGTTGAACATGTAGGACAGGTTCTATTACTTTCAGTATTAAGTAGTCTTTTTGGCATTAAAAATCCATCGGTTTCTATTAAATCATTGTCTTCGTTAAATTTAGATATTTTTGATTGAAACTTTTTACTACTGTCTAAATATTCCTTTTCCTTTTCTTCGTCCCAATTGGCATTAGGATTTTGAACAGCTTCGCTGCCATATTTTTTTTGTATGGCTCTTTCATATGCTGCGATCTTATCCGGATTTTTAATTTTCATTGATCGTTTCCAAGCTTTTGATTATCCCAATCGTGAGTCCAATTCCTAGTGCTGTGCCGGCAGCGAATATCCACGGCTTGTCATTCTTATTTTTCTTTTTAAGTTCTAGCTCTAGGATCTCAATTCTAGAATCCTTTTGCTCAACAATTGTAATCTTTTCTTTTTCTAGAAATTCGACTTGTGCTGTCAAATCTTTTATTTTGAAATTATGTTTTTCTGTTAACAAATCTGCCTGATAATCCATCTCTAAATCACACTGCAGGTTATAATAATCCGGCAGAGTCAGAAGATGGGCAGTTGCCTCATCATCAAACAAGGTACCTTTAAATGGAGCTGTTTGCATTTCTATCATATAAGTAAAATTACCATTATCGGCATATGCCAACGACGGTATTAATAATACGATTAAGAGTACCATTTTATTCAACATATTTAAAGCCAAATTTATTTTCTATATCTTTAATCAATTCTTCTGGCTTTTCTATGAGAATTCGGTGGATTTCTTCTTTTTTGGTTTCTCTTTCGGTTTTAATTTTTTCTTTTCGGGTGTCGAATTCATTCCTAATAGTCTCCACCCTTTGAATATATTGTTTGATAGCTTCATCTTTTTTTTCTAATTGCTCCTTGTGCGCGACATTAAGTTTTTCTATTCTGTTTTCATATTGATTAGTAGTCTCAACATGCATTTTGTATAGGGATGCATAATCCATTTTACCTTTTATATAAAAAACTGAGAAGAGAACTACGATAAGTAGCTCCTTCCAGTTCCTAAATATAAAATCTTTTATTAATATCATGCACCCTTCATTTTAGCGATGGCGTCAATAATAGATTGTCCACCGATATATAATGCAGAGATCATGATCCAGTCCGCAGACTCGATCATCCCAAAACCCATGAGGGTAGTTGCAGTAACCCATACCATTAATTTACGGCTGGTTACTTTCTCTAGCCACGTATCAACGATAGCTACTTGCTTTTCTTTTAGTTCATCCATTGTCATACTTTCTCCTTCTTTTTAAACATTAGATTTTTGAGAGTGCCCAAAAGCCCTCTCCCTTTCAATTTTAATCCTAATTTCTTAAAGCCGCCAGCAAGCAACCACGAAACAAACGCGGCAGCTATGGCGCCAACTGCAATGGCAGCTAAGATTGTTGGATCCAGATTAATCAAAGTTGTAACAACTGTTTTTGCTCCGGACATAACTTTTGTAAAAAAAGCTGCAACCGATGTTGGATCCATCAACTCTACGCCCGGAACTGGAACTCCTGCTGACTGTAATGCGCTGACGATTTGATTGACAGTCCGTATTGCAAATTCACCAACTTGTCCGCCCGTTCCCAAAAGATTAGTTAGCTGTCCCAGAACATCTTTAATAAGGGATTGTCCCCAAGCTGTTTGTGTCAAAATAGATCCTAGGACTGCTGTGGCTCCTCCGGCGGCGCTAGTAATAAGAAAAACTTCTCGTATAGTACCCAAAAGTAATTCAATAAGCCTTTTAATTCCGTTGACACCAGCGGTGAGCGAATTCGTCAAAAACTGTTTAGCTTTTTTCATGAAGCCGCCAAGAAATTCTTTTAGTAACTCAACCTCTTCGCTGCTAATCTCCCCAACTTGTTCTCTAAGAAGAGCAAAGAATTCAGTGCTTTCTAAGTTCGCAATCTGGGATTCCACCAAAAGTAGCTTTCTTTCACATAAAACAAAATTAGCCTCTTGTTTAATCACATGTGAGAGATATTCTTTAGTTATAATCATCAGTATGTTCCTTGTGTTATTGCTTTACATATGCATACCCATCTTTTTTATCGATAACGATCTGCATGTCAACGCAGTCTTTAAGAGAATCTAGATGGGATATAAGCAAAACTGTATTAAAGTTCACTTTAATTAGTTCTAACATGCGAATAAACCCCTCCATATTTTCTTCATCTAAAGAAGTTCCGGGTTCGTCCAAGATAAAAATATCACCTTTTGGCATTGAGGAAACCGTCAACAATGCCATCCGGATTGCCATTGCGGCGATCGTTTTTTCCGCACCTGATCCCATCTCTAACGGGCGGGATCCGTATGTGGGATGCCTTATATATATCTCGAATTTTGATCCGTCGACTTCAAAGAAAATTTCAAAATCAACAATATTAGATATTGTTTTGGCAATTTCTTCATTGATAATAGGTAGCTTCTTTTTAATAACGTCAAAAGCGATTCCATTAGAATGCATACATTGCATATATAAATCATATGCTGAATATTGAGATCTATATAGCTCGAATTGTTTCTGTTCTGCTTCTAAATTTTTTATTTTTTCTTCAATCGATCCTGTTTGTTTATAAAATTGTAGCTTGTCTTGTTCGCATTTTGCAAACATTTTCTTATTGAGTTTCAAAGAAGATTCTAAAGAATCTTTTTGTGTTGTTAACTCTTCTAGGTTTTCAATTGCCTCTTTGTTATCTTCATAAAGTTGGTGTTCTTTTTCTAGATCCTCAACTTGTAAAGCTAGCAACTGCAAAGCACTTTCATCGCGAGCAGCCTCTAATCCAATTTCTGTGATTCTACTTGAGACACGTACTTTACGATCTAGAATCTGCTGAAATTTGTCTAAGTGTTCTAACACTTTCTCCGGGCTCATGCCTTTCAGTCTTCGATTGAAAGCTATCATCTGTTCTTGCGTCTGATCAATTTCATTTTGGATTACCGGCAAGTGCGAGACTGCAACATTCGCGTCTCTTATAAACTTACATTTAGGAAATTTTACCCCACATGGGATCCCCTCTAAAAGTTTCTTTTTAGAAGAGTTTCGATCAAATTCTTTTTGTTTTAAATTGACATCTTTTTCAAATATTTCAATTTGAGATTGCAATTCATCGATCTCCAATTTCTTTTCTTTCAAGTCGGCAATTGCAAATGTTTCGGAAAAGTTACACAACTTTTGGTATAACTCACTCTTGTCTGATTTTTCACCTTCTAGATCTTCCATATGGGACATTATCTGCCCCATATGTGTCTTTTTCGAAACAATGTTGTTTCTAACCTTTGCTATGTCAATGATTTTAGCGGGGATAGAATCGATTTTTGAAACAATTTCCGAAACATTTTTATTTGTTCCTTCTATTTGTTTCGTTAAGTTTCGACAGTCTTCCTCGTGTCCATTAAGAGATCTCGTTACTTTAGCTAGCTCGATTATTTGCTTCTTAATTTCTGCCTTAAATTCTCTATCCTCTAATTTTCTCAGGTGGGCGCGAACATCTGCAGAATCTTCTTTGGCTAGCCTATATTTTGATTCGAATAAGATAAGATCAAGAAATTTTGCGAAGATTTCTTTCCTCTTAGAAGCGCCTTCGGAAATAAAATTTAAGGCGCCGGTTTGAGAAGACATTGAAGTTAATAAAAAATCCTCTAATGTTCCGAAATGATTGCGAATAGCTTTATCTGTATCACTTCTCGTCAATCCGTTCAGAGGCTTTATATCGCCGGTGATTAAGTTTTCAGAATAAAAATTAACATTTGTCTTCGCTTCCGTCGTGACAGCACCCTTTAACTTCTTCTGATACTTCTCTACATCCCTTTCGATGGTATATGAAGTGTCACCAACAGAGACTTCAAGCTTTGCAAACGCTTTATCACAATTTTGATTAATCACGTTAAGATTTTTCTTTTCGTTTTTGGATGTAGAATTAAACATTGTAAACAAGGCTGAATCGATAATTGAAGATTTTCCAGAGAAATTCTTGCCGAAAATCCCGACAATTCCGCGAAGATTATTGAAATCGATCTCATTGTCGGTACCGTAGTTGAAAAGATTGTTCCATTTTATACGTTCGAGTTTCCAATTAACGTTTCTAGAAACATCTTCAGACTCGGTAACAGCATCGTTATACTTTTTATTTAGTTTCAATACGTCTTCTAATTCTTCGTCAGATAAACTATATGACTCGAGGTATTCTTCAATAAGAGACTCTTGAACCTTGATGTCGCGCAAATCTAACTTTCCAGTATCATTGTCGTCAACATCCACTGATGATCGAGATGTTACTCTATTAAGAAATGTTACAGATTCTGGTTCAAATTTATGTTTAATAATCTCTGTAGCTTTTTTTATTTGATCGATCGAGAGTGAATTGCCGGCAATGAGGCGCAGTCGGGCGCCCTTCGGTGGATTAAAATTTGACGTGTCTATGGCGCCATTCATATCCAATTGTATGTCCCACGATAAAAATGGACGCGGATTTTCAAAAATCTTTTTTTCTACCTTAAAACTGTCCTTATTTTTGATGCTCCATATCAGCATGCCTTTATCGTCTGTTTCCCCAAAATTTTGTTGCACTGTTGAACCAGCATATCTTATTCTGCCTTCTTTATCTAAGATCTGTGACTGGTGTATATCGCCTAGCATCGCATAGTCAAAATCCTCAAAAATAGAAACCTCATGATCTCCATGAGTCATTTTAAATCCTGTATCGGTTTTTGAGTTAATCACCGCGCCATGGTACAAAGCAATGTTGATTCTTTCTTTACGAGTCGGCTTAGTCCAATTTTCTTCATCGAACACAGATAAAACATTAAGCATTATATCGTTGCCAATATATACCTCTCTAGAATTTTTGAGAAGATATAAGTTCGGATTGTTCAGGGCGCTTATAATGGGAGTAATGGCGTCTTGGCGCGCACTATTCTTTAAATTTCCATCATGATTGCCCAGTATAATGTATGTCGGAGCAATTTCTGCCAAGCTCGAAAAGAACTCACTAGCCATCTCAACAAACTCTGGCGAGATTTGTGTTTTGGTATGTGCGATATCTCCGCAATGCACGATATAATCAACCTTTTCGTTCTTCAAGGTTTCATACATCTGCGCGAATATAATTCTATATTCATAGTGATATTTTAAATTCCTGATATGTGTATCAGCAATATGTGCAATTTTAATCATTAAGCCCTCCTAAATAGACATTACTTTTCTTTGCAACAGGTAATCATTGTTATCTTTAAGTAAGATAGCAC